AATTATTGATGCAAAACCACTTGCATCTGTAGAACCTGGCATTGTTAGTTGTTGTAATGGTTCTGGTGCGTGTGCACCTCCATTTTTATAAATTTTTAATCTAAATTGTTGACCATCGGTTAAACCTTCAAGATAAAAAATTATTCCAAAATAATATTTACCTGCTTCTCCAGACGGAACTGTAAATCTGTAATTGCTAGTATCATATGCAGAATCACTGTCCCAAGTTTCAGATTGGTATTGAATTTTACTATAGGTATTATTGGATATAGCTTGTGCACCAGATCTTATAACATAAAAGTTTGGAGTATTATCAACACCAAAGCCAGTCGCTGTACCAGCGTTAGCGATCGTCACCCCTGACGGGATGTTGACCGTGTCACCTGAAACGCCTAAGTTAATAGTAGTCGTGTTCGTGCTACCAATTTGCATGGTAGACGTTCCCGATCTGGTATCTATCGTATCTACTTGTACTTTACTCACTATTTACTCCTTTACGATTTAGGGTTAGCATCTTTGATCGACTTGATGCGAGCCTTCCAAGAATCAATATTCTTGTATATCTCGTCCAGCTGATCGCCAATCTCACCATAAAGCGCTCTTCTTTTACCTCTTACAGTATTATTTGTCTCTTCAGTATTTCCAGCCGTTTCATAATTAGCAAGAATTGCATCAGTTGGTTTATCCAATCCTGACACGCTCCAGCTCTTTATATACGGGCCTTTACCGTTAGAGTCATCCTGTAAAGATACATTGCCTTCTGGACCGAAATCAGCTGTTTTGCTGTTTGCGGTACAATAAAGACTAACCTTAGTTGATAGACTTGCCATATAGACCTCCTTTTAAAATTGTTATCATGTTATGCTCCTATTAATTTATAACCCATAAGATAAGTACCTGAGTTAGCTTGTGATCCACTTCCAGCAAAAGCCAAATCTCCACCAGAATTTTGCATAGCAAACATTTGAATATAATCCGAACTACCATTCATATTTACAATAGTTGAAACATTAACCGTGTTTGTATAATCGTTATTGTTAAAACCTCTAGCAATTTGAGAACCATTTAATGTAATAACGTTTGTTAGCATGTTAAAATCTGTTCCACTATCTATTCTTGCTTGTCCATATAAAAAATATTTTCCTGCTGTTTGTGGAGTAAATTTATAAGTAGTAGTATTAAATGCGTTATCACTATCAAATGCTTCTGCATTTAAAGTAATTATTGTATCTGCACCTGTACCACCAGTTTGATTTGTATTAAGATAAGCATAAAAAGCAGGTGTATTACCTAAAGCAGCTCCACCACTTTGTAAGGTTCCAGCGACATTAAATGTAGCGCCTGAAGGCACCGTCATAGTGTCCCCTGAACTACCAATCTCTAATGATGTTCCTGATTGTGGATCTAATTTATCTACGAATAAAGTTCCCATTATATAACTGTCAATGTCCCTTCTACCGTTACGGTGTTAGTAAAGTTTACTGGTCCAGCAAGAAAAGCATTCTGTGCTGAGGTTATTGTAACTGTTGATGTTACTGTTGCCAAGTTTAAATACATGCCGTTAAAAGATGCTGAGATAGCGGTGTGATCTACACTGCCATCAGACGGTGTTTGTGATCCAACAGCAGCTCCTATGTTTACCACATAAGCTGCATCGGAACCTGCTAATACATTTGAGCCTGTAGATAATTGTGTGCCACTTGCTGTATAATCAACATCTGGTTTTTGTACGACGTTGTTGACAACAAATCTTATTTCTGACGAATTTGCGACAGGTGTTGTTAGAACGAATGTTGTTGCTGATCCATTACCCGTAATTGTCTGGGTAGACATGGATTTAAATTGATCACTATTTTTTGGTCCAATATAACCCATTTACTCTCCTTACGTGCTTATGCTGTCAATATACGATAACCAACAATCTGCTGAACTAGCTGTATCGCTTTCCACCTTTACAGCATCTCCCGTTAATAAATTTACTTTTGCACCGCCGTCAATAAATTCCATAGAAGATCCTTGGGGAATGCTAACGTTTTTAGCCAGGTAATAATCATTACCACCACTGCTGATATACACGTCTACTTGTATTGTTTGTGTCACCACATTAGCAACACGAATACCAATAACTGCATCATCAGAGTTAGCGGTTAAAATGGTAGAAGCCGAGGTTCCTATATTTCTTGCTTTTGCGTTTTCAAAATCTTGTGCCATATATTATCCTTGTATCAGAGTGCCACCGACATTGCAATTACGAAGCCAGCACTAACACTACTTGATGTAGCCCATTCAGGAGCTGTTGCACCAGCGTTAACTTGTAATACTTGACCAGCCGATCCCAGTGCTAAACGTGCAGGTGTATTTGCTGCAGAAGCATACGGCACATCACCTTGTGTGGTAAGCACCATATCCATTGTTTTACTTGCAGGAAATGTACAGAATACATCTTTTGTACCTGAAGAAAAGTTGACAGCAGAATCACTGTTAGAACTAGATATTACTGTTGTTCTTGTTATTGTTGAACTATCACCGTTAAGTGTACCAAGACCTACTTCAAACTCATTGGCTGTTTGATGTACAATAGCATAATACGTTGTATTACTATTACCAACACCAGCAGCAAAAGTTTCAAAACTAGAAACAGCACCAGCAAGGGTTATTGCCCCTGTGCCTGTGGTAGTCGTGGTTTCTTTTACACGATCGTTAAGGACTAAAGCCATTTAGTCCTCCTACGAAATTCTTATAATAGCATCACTTGTATTTGCTGCAGGGAACTGCACAGTAAACGTACCGTTTGATGCTGTGAAGTCACCACCGAATGCTAATACACAAACTGCATCTGTTGTACCTGAGCCACCATCAGTTGTGGTATTATAAATTAAAGCTCCGTTTGCTGTAAAACTAGCTGATGTAAATTGAGCATCTGCAAAATCAACAAAAGCTGTTGTTGCTGAAGCACCCCCTGTTACACCGTTATTAGTTAAAGCTTTACCTCCTGCTGTGTAAGCAGAACCAGATGTGTTTGTTATTTCGTTACTTGATGAATAATCTGTTGTAGTTGCTCCCAAGCTTGCAGATGAAGTATATAACGCAATCTTGAAGGTATCTCCACCAGATGAATCAAAATCATGCTTACCTTTTAAAAGATCTCTTTTAAAGGTGCTGCATATTGCAGATGATATTGCCATTTTTTTATCTCCTTATGGTTGTTTAGATTCAAGAGGAAAACGAAGAACACCATCAAAGTATTCATCTCGTCTTCTTCTGCCTTGTTGTTCAAGTTGCAAGCCTTGTAATGCTTGTTGATAGCCTTGTTCATAGAAAGCTAAAAGATTATCTGGCCCTTTTAAGAACTTATATGCCTCCGATAGGCAAGCATACAAAAGAACTCTTGGAGCATTTGTACTCACCCAAGTTGTTGTATTAGATGAGGATAATCCAGTCTCCTGCTTGTTCAAAGCTAATTCGATATTATAATTGGAATTTGGCGTAGGTGCAAGGTATATTGTGTCTTGATCCCACATTGCATAGTATTTTGGTTGCGCTTGAGATGTTCTATCTGGCCAATATTCATTCATGTACGAAATATCTTTTTGCTCTAAATACGTACGTGTAGGAGTTCCTGATGAAGGATATATCTGTGCCGAACGAATAAAGGCTAATTGTCCTGTATTTGCACCTGGTAAGGTGACAAAAGAGTTTCCTTGAGTTAAACTAGCAAATTGATAAGATCGATATACATCTAAATCAATATCTCTAAATATACGTTTTTCTGCGTGTTCAATAAAATCGTTAATAATAGCGTCTGTTAAAACATCACTAGATGTTTCTGTATAATCTCTAATTTGTGTTTGTAATTCTGAATAAGTTGTCATGTTATACTCACTGTTATTGTACCTAAAAATGATTTAATTTCTATATCTTTATTTTCTTGATCGGTGCCATCTATAGGTTGCATGGTATTAACTACAACTGTTTCATATGCTCCTGGAGCAGGAATAGGGTTAAATTGAGATATAGTTTGTTTTTTAGAACCAAATATATTTCTACCATAGATGTTAGTTGTCAAAGGAACAATCGCACTAATTTTTTGTGATTTCGCATACTGCAGAGATTGTGGGTCAGATACTTTTGGTAAGGGTTCTAGTTGAGGATGTTTTGGTTCAAATTCACTATAATGAACCCACGAACCGTTCCACTCTTGCACCATTTCATTATAAGGAAAAGCCATACCAGAACGATCAGATATTCGTTGAGCAAATTTACCTGATGCATATTTAGCCATTTAGGCTCCTGGTAAATATGTTTTAGGTGTTAAATATAAACTTGTTCTTTCACCGTCTTGATCTGCGGCACGTTGAAACTCATCTTCATAAATTTGTTTTAAAAGTTGAATTCTATCTGGCGCTTTTTTCATAGCTATGTAATAAGCTAATCCAGCAGATAGACATGGAAGAAATCGAAAAGGAATCTCATTATTATTCGTGTAATCGCCCGAATCCTTCATCCGAACAAGAGCGTAATATATTAGAGTGTATGCTGAATCTGCAGCAGGATATAGATATAGTGTTGGGTTTATCGTACGTTCAAAATAGTATTGAGTTGGTCGTCCGCTGGTCGTTTTAACGGTATAGTTCCAATACGTAGCTCTACTAATACTTGTTGTAGAATAATCATTATTACTTGAATCGCGAATAATAACATCAGTGATATCAACAATTTGTTGACTGTCATTTGCGCCAGATCCAAATAAATTAGTTCCTGTTAAAGATGTTGTATTTGCCGCTAATGTTTTTTCTTGTTTTTGAATTGTCCAAAGATTCAATCCTCTATTAGCCCATTCAGCTAACATAAGATTTAAAGAACGTCTTGCGGTCTTTATATCGTAGCCACTACGAATTTGTAGACCGCATCGTTCAAATGCTTCTTCAGATATATCATCTATAGATAAATCAAAATTAGCGGTTGAAGAGTAAGTGGGCATCTATTTTTTCTTTTTCTTTACAGATTTTTTCTTGCCTTTTTTTACTTTTCCACCACGTTTCATTTCTAACATGCCACCACCACGTTTTTTAACTACTCCGCCTCTTTTCATTGCTTGTTTCTTTTTAAACATCTTGACCTCCGAATATTCGTCTATAAGTTTTTTGTCTTGATACCACGACGTCTCGATAGTACTCTTTAGGCCACATCTTATAGTAACCTTGACGGTGTAGTTTATCAGAAGCTTCTTGTAATTGCGAGAACTTTTGTATGAGCATCATAGAATACTCTAAATCACTATCTACAATTGGGGTGTCCCCATTTGGAGTAACCAAAAACTCTTGCTCTTCCTCGTTGGCTGGATTGAGGGGATGAAAACCCATAAAAAATATATCTTTTTTATTATACCAATTATTGTATGCATCGATAATATCCTGAAACTCCTCTAGGGAATAGTTAAAGTATGGATCACAGAATATCAATATTTCATGAATATGAAAGTCTAATTGTTTTAAATGAGCATTTAACTCAGTTTTATACCATTTATTTTTACGTTTTACTTCGATAACAATCTTATCATCTTGCCATGTTTTCTTCGCAAAAGGACAGGCAGGAAAACCACCTAAATGTTTATTAGGTATTTCGAGAAAATTCTCTGACCACTTACGTACGTCGTTTATTATATCTTTTTTAGAATACACCTTTAAAATTAAAGCCTCTAAGGGCTGCTCCTGCTCTTCTTTCTTTTGAGATAAGACCTCCGTTAGCCGCAAACGTTTTTACATTCGTCGGTTTACCACCTGGATTACCTGCAGCTCTTTTTCTTCTAACAGCGCTAGCCTTTTGACCTCTTGTCATTTTACTAGCTTTTGCTAAAGGAACACATTTTGGATATTTTCTTTTACTACCTTTTGATCTTCCACACGGTTGGTATTTACCATCTTTTTTAGGTGCCCCTATATCAACCCATTTTTCGGCGACCCAAGCTCTTAATCCTTTTTTGGCCATTAACTGTATTTAGTTTTTTTACGTTTGTTTTCTGCAACCGCACCACATCCTCTCGCAATACCACCTTTATTAAGGTGAGATACTTTTTTTCTCTGTTGTGAAAGTCTGTTTGATTCAATCATGCCTCCAGCAGCTTTTTTATTTTTCTTTCCACCAGGAGTTACTTTTCCAGAACAAACAGCGCTTGCATACATGTTGGCGTAAGCAGAAGGGTAAACTTTAAATTTTCTTTTCGCTGCTGCTTTACCTCTAGCACATAATTTGCCCATTAGCCTTGTCCTCTATATTTGACGTATTGACGTCTTTTGTTTTTATTCTTCGGCCGACTGCGTGAAGAATGTCCTATACTAGTTCTTTTTTTAACTGGTGTAAAGTATTGGTTATTTGGTAGTTTTGCTGCCATTACTTACGCTCTATAATTTTCTTTATTTTAAGCACACCCTCTGAATCTGGCTCTAGTTCTGCTACTACTTGACCACATTCATAGCGAATAACGTTTGTTCTATTGTCCGATAAGTTGCGCTCGCTTTCTCTCTTAACTTTAAGGCAATGTGATAAACCATCTGTCTTCATAAACCCATCCATAGACCCGTTTACTATCATCATCATTGCGAATACTGTCTCAACCACCATTTTGTCTTACCTTATCTTTTACCTGTTCAACATCTCTTTGTAGTTTTTCAACCTGTGTTTTTAAAAAGTCTAT